ATGTGTGGCACTTTGTAAGATTATTTTTTTCTTTTCTAATAAAATTCCGCAAATTAGAACATTTTTTTTTCCAACCATTTTTAAATTTATTTCTAAAAAATCTTTTGTCAATATAGAACATTTTTAAAGTTTTATTCTAAATCATTTTTTTTATTTAAATTTTATTCTCAAAATTAAAATCTAACAATAAATTATACAATGAATCGTTTACCAAATATCGAAATGAAACCTGTTGAGGAATTACAAGCAATTACAGAGGATTTAAAGATTATTGATGGTGATATTGAAAATTTAAATAGCGACCCTTTTATAAGACCATTACCAATCAAACCAGAACAACCTAAACCTGTAAAACGTGTTGCTAGTGCTAAACAAAAGACACATCTAGCAAACGCACGTAAATTAGCAAAAGAACAAAAGAAAAAACAAAAAGAAGAAGTTATTACACAAATTGATGAAATCGATGATATACCTGAACCAGTAATAATCAAACCTAAAATTAAAGAAATTCAAGAACAAAAAACAGTAATTGATCCATTCGAACAATTTTGTGAAAATATGGATAAATTTTCAAATATCCAAAAAAGAATAATACAAAAGAAAAAACAAGAACAAGAAGAAGCAGAACGACACGAAGCAGAACAAGAAGCAAAATACTTTAAGAAGTTTCAAAATCAACAAAAAGAAAAAGAACAACCAACACCAACAGTTATAGAACAAGAAACTAAACAAAATGAATATGGCATATACAGTAATTATTTTTAAATTCCTTTAAAAAGGAAAGCAAACCGCCCTAATTGGATATCTTCGATATCCAATCATTTGTTTTATTTATATTTTTCAAAAAATAGAATATTAAATATTTCAATTAATATATATATATTCTTTATAAACATATTCATTTTTTTACTAATATATATACACAATGGCAAATTTATATGCTGATCAAGTTGCAGGGGTTCAAGACAAAATACAAAATATTCAATTAAATCAAATCGAAACTTACAATGATATGGCAGATAATATCACATCTAAATATAATTCAAAATTGGCACAGTATGAATCAAAATGGAAATCTGTTCAAGAAGGTGGTGGTGAAGATTTTGCTGCTATTATAGGTGCAAAGGGTATTTATGGTAGTGGTAAAGCAGTGTATGATTTATATAAAAAAGCAAAAAATAAAGGTAAAGGAAAAGATGATAGCAAAGATGGTGATGATGAAGAAGAACCAAAAGGATTCGATAACGAAGAAGAACAGTTTCATGGATTCGGTGATGATGAACCAGCGGATGTTCCCGGCACACTAACGCCTGATATTCCAGCAAGTAGTTTATCTTCTACTGGTGGTGGTGCTGTCCCTGGTGCAGATTTGTCTGGAACAGTAAGAATTCCTTCTGCGAATGCCTTAGGAAAAAGACGTGCTAAAATTCAAGGTGATGACGAAGATGAACCAGGACCAGCAGAACCTGATTTAGGCGGACCAGCACCTGGACCGTTAACAGATGCTACACCATCAAATACAAATTTAGCAACTGGAAGACAAGAATTAGATACTTCTGGTGGTGAATTTGAAGATTTTTCAAATTCTTTACAAACTGGTGGAAGAACCCTTAGTTCTACAATTAGTACTACTGTTAGGGGTGCTGCTAGTGAAGGTGAAGAAGCAGTTCAAGGGTTTGCAAGTAAATTATACAATAAATTTGGTCAAAGTGGTCGAGATATGATTGCTAAGGGTAAAAGTTTTTTTAGTAAATCGGCAGGGGATACAGATGCAACAGCAGCAGAAGGTGCAGAAGAAGGAACTTCAACAGTTGTAGCATCAGCGGCAGCAGAAGGCGGTGAAGCAGCAGCATTTGGAACGACAGAAGCAGTATTAGGTGGTATACCTGTTGTTGGTGAAATTGCTTTGGCAGTTGGTGGTTTAGTTGCTATTGGTGATTCTATTTATCATTTATTTCATCACCCTAAGGAAGCACCAGCAATACCAGTAGCAACGCCAGTTAACATTCCACAAACATTAACTGCTAAATTCAGTTCTGCTTTACCATCAGTAGATAATTCAACAGACCGTTCATCATCAATGTCGTCTTTTTAAATTCGTTTTCCCAAAACGAAGACAAAAGGAATGATTGGATATCTTTGATATCCAATTAGAAGTGTTTTTTATTTTTTTTTAAAAAATAGAAATTTAAAATAAAAATCTAATATATATATATATATATAAAATGTCAGAATCTGAAAATATAACAGAACAGAAATATTTAGAATTAGCAGAAGATTTTAAAATAAAATATGAAGAAATGGAAGAAAAGATTAAACATAAAGATGAACAGTTATTAGAAATAAAAAAAGAATTAATTAGTTGTTATGGATATGTTCGAATACTAGATAATTTGTATTCACAACAGGATGACCACGAACCAACAATACATATAATGTTAGAAGTATTAAGAGAATTCCTTAGTCAGTTTACAGAAGATTTAATATTTAGTTAATTTTAAAAATTTTAAATAATTAAAATAATTAAAATTAAAATCTAATCTAATTATATAAAATTAATTATCATGTTTAAATCTAATTCTACTAATCAGTATATTGCTTCTAAGTCTCAATCTGTAAAACCAGATGTGGTTTCTGATGTTGGACCAAATCAACAAATTCGAATGCTTCTGCCATCGTATGTTGGTTTTCTTGACCCCAATGAAACTTATTTAAAAATGGATTTAGAAATTACTAATGCACGTGGTATTGTAGTTCCAGACCCTAAATGTGGTGTTCACGCATTAATGCGTAATGTCATAATTCGTGATGGTGCTAATCAATGTTCAATTGAAACACTTGAAGATTACAATGCTTGTGCAGCATTAACTAGACCGTTCACAGCACAAGCATCTATTCAACATAAACGTGAATTGTTCGAGGGTGTTCAACCAAGCGAACATAGGGATGGTGCCACTTTATATTTCGATGCACCTCATGATTTAACAGGTGCAACTGATATTGCCACAGCAAAAACTGTTCCACGTGTATCAAATAAAATTGAAATATATAGTCAGTTAAAATCAGGTTTCTTTGGTGGTGGTATTGTGCCCCTTGCCGCTATGAATGGTCTCAGATTACAAATTGATACAGAAGACCCTTTACGTGCATTAGTTCAATTAAGCACTTCTGGAACTAAAACAAATGGACCTATTAAAATTCAGACAGACCAAACAGCAGGTAGTATTGGAACACGTGATGGTACTACCACTGCTAGTAATATCGGTGGATTGCTTTTAAATCATGCAAGTGATGTTTCTGGTAAATCTAATCCATTTGCTATCGGTGATATTCTCTATATGGATCATGATACGGCGGCTGATGGTGTTTTTATCGATGAAGTGGTTGCTGGTGTTGTGGATGGTTTTTATATTGAAACTGCTAAATTAGGTATTCGACTTATTTTACAATCTCAAACTACAGTAGCAGTTCCTGTTGGCGCAACTTATACAACTGCTAATAATACACGTGTGTTTTTCAAAATGTCAGACCGTGAAAAGAACATTTCTACATTTAGTTCAACTAATCTTACAAACACAGCAGATAAATCAATTGCACCTGTGTCATACAATTTAAGTAATATTGAAATGCTTTGTCAAGCAGTCTCACCACCTGTTGGATATGTTGAAGGTATGCTTAAAAAAGCAGGAAGTAGTGAAGGACTTCAAATTGATTATATGACTAGTGAATTACATAGATTTAATCAAGTAAATACTAATGGTATTGTTCAAGTGCAAATTCCAACACTTGCTACCAGAGCAAAAGCAATCTTCTGCCAACCAATTCCAGTTGCTAATTATCGAAATTTATCAACATCGAGTTTCAATGGTCATCCTGATAATGCTAGAAATTATCAGTTTGTTAAAGGAAGTGAATTAATTCCATCAAGAAATGTAGCATTAGATCGATACAGTCAAGCAGTTGGTGCTACAACACAGAAACGAAATGAACCATTACACACAGCAGAATTACAAAAAGCACTAGTTAATATTGGTCAGTCAGTTTATTCTTTACAAAAGATTTCAGATGATTTCAGTATTGCCAGAGCATTTAATAAATATGGACAAATTACTAATCTTAAAGATGATTCTTTATCTTTAAGAATTGATTACAATAACGGTAGTGCTAAAATCTTTAATAATTATGTATTCAAATTAGCAAGACTTACAATAGCACAAGGAATTTGTTCAGTAGTCAGTTAGTTTTGGAAAAACTAAGACAAAAGGAATGATTGGATATCGAAGATATCCAATTAGAAAGGTTTGCTTTTCTTTTTAAAGAAATTTTCAAAAAATAATTTTTAAAATAATAATATATATATATATATATGTAATCAAAATGGATAAAATAAATAAAACTTTATACCAACCATTTAAATACACAGGAAATGGAAAATTTAAAATGTCAGTTTATGTAAAAAATGAAAAAGGAAATCCTAAGTTAATTCATTTTGGACATTCAGATTTTGAAGATTTTACACAACACAAAGATGAAAAAAGACGTAAGTCTTATTTAGCACGTGCCAAAGGTATTAAAAATAAAAAAGGCGAATTGACTTGGAAAGATAAAAACAGTAAAAACTATTATTCAGTAAAATATTTATGGAATGGATAATAATTCCTTTAAAAATTCCTTTAAAAAGGAAAGCAAACCTTCCTAATTGGATATCGAAGATATCCAATCATTTGTTTTATTTATTTTTTCAAAAAATATTAAATAAAATAAATTAATTTCTTTACATATTATATACTCATTATAATCATTATGTCTGCTATGAATATTACTAATATAGAAAAATTTGAAGTGCTGCCGTCCAATCAACCGGCCAATAACACTTACAGTTTTAAATCAGGAAATCCAATAATTAACTTTTCATTGGGTTCTACTAATAAACTATTAAAAGCGTCGTCTTTACGAATTAATGGCGAACTTACTATTTTTGATGCCAATGGTGCTATTGCTGGTAATAATGCATTAAATCAAAGTCGTGCTGGTGCTGCTGGTGCTGTTAGTAATCAATCAGTCCAATTCAACAGTCGTATTGGAACAAATGGATTACTTCAAAATGTTAATATCAGTTCTAACGATACTAAACAAACTTTGGAAAGTATACGTCAATATGGTCGTTTGTGTGCTACAATCTTGCCAACTACACATTCTAGTGAAGATTTTTTACAACAATCTGGTGTTGTTGAATTAAATACTGGTATGAATGCTGCTACTGGTAATTTGAATAACAATAGTGTTCATTTTAGTATGCGACTTTTTGCTGGTATGGTTAACGGTGGTAATACTATTCCACTTGGTATGAATGGTGTTCGAGGTCTTGATTTCTCACTTGAATTAGTAAGCGACCAGATGCTGTTATTTGGCACTAATGCTGGCGATGGTGGTGGTGGGTTCTACCAAGTAAAAAACCTTTCTTTAACTGGTGATTTACTTGTACCTGATGCACAAGGTCAACAACAACTTGCAGTGCCTGGTAATGGTTCATTTCAATACAATTCTTATAATAATTTATATTCTGTTATTGATTCCAATGATGCTACACAAACATACAATCTTGCACAATCTAATGTATTAAATGTATTTCATAATTTCCTTCCAGTTAGTTTTGCTAATAATTATAGTCAAGATAGTTTTAAAACTGATTTACCACAATTAACAAATGCTGCTGGCACAACTTATAATAGTGATGCTATAATTAAAAAAGTCGGTTTCTCACGTGGTGGTATGAAACTTGCTATTGATTATGATTTAAATCCAGAAGATCAATCACTTAATGGACGACCTCAAACTGGTTTAATGATTAATGCTATTAATGCTGTTGCACCTATTAAAAATATAACACATACAACTGAACAACCACTTCTATTAAATTTTGGTGCATTAGATAAAATTATATATGATGCTACTGGGGACCAAGTATTTAATTCTGTTGATGCTGGTAATCGTAATTTTGCTATTGGTGTTGCTCTTGATAATGTTAGTCAAGTTGGAATTGACTTTAAAGGTCAATCATACGCAACACGTATCCAATCTTCACTTGATGGTAAATCACCAAATAGTGTGTATACTTATGTTCTTAGTAAAAACACACTTCAATATTCACCACAGGGTATTGTCGTAAATAGTTAATTGTATTCCTTTAAAAAGGAAAGCAAATTTTAATGATTGGATTCTTTACAGAATCCAAACAGAATCGCAATGTTCTACTATGCCAAAAGATTTTTAAAGATTTATATTTTTTCTTTTTTTAAATGTGTTCTACTATGTAAGATTATTTTTTTATTTTCTAATAAATTTTCGCAAACCAGAACAAGTCTTATTTGATAACAAATCATTTACCACAAACCAGAACATTTCTTTTCTATTTGGATTCTTTAAGAATCCAAAAATTCCTTTTATTTATTTTTTTTCAAAAAATAGAAAATATAAAATATAATTAAATAATAAAAATTAATTTCTATACATATTATATAATCAATATAATAAATATGTCTGGTAATCAACTTCCTGCTATCTTAAATGTCAGCACTATACAAAGTGTTGAAAATATGAATATAAAGACCGAAGTATTAGACCCTATTACTATTACTGCTCAACAAGCAATTTTCCAAATACCAAAGAATGGTATTCTTGATGGTGGTTCTACCGTTCAATTAGGTGTATTAGCAGACACTAGGAATTTCTTTCCATTAAATACTGGTATTCACGGTTTAATAAAATCTGTTTTTCTTAAAGTTGGTGGTCAAACTATTGCTTCTAATGATGAATATGCTTATTATACAACTATGGTTCGACAATTTGAAACCCCTGAACATCGTGCATATGTTGATATGGTTAAATCAGGTGCTTGTGGTGATCGATGGGGTGTTGGTGAATCTGGTCGTCTTGGATACCGTGATTTATTCACTGCTGTTAATGCAACAGCAACTTTAACTGAAAGTGTTGTTCCTGAATTTAT